ATGGAGCCGTGTATTTATCGCGGTGATTGTAGAGGACCACGGCCAGAGTATCGACGCCCACGATTTGACGACCCTCGCCGCTATGATCTATATGAGAGCGAGGATTAAAGTTCCAATCCCGAAAGGGATAGCAGCCGGGGTAGTTCACGGCGCGCGCTTCAAGGACAGGCCCCAAAAATAAAGGCTCCTTCGGGAGCCTTTAGCTTTTTTAACGCATCCAGCCCCTATTTCTGGCCATTTTCGGAGGCAACGGGCGGGGCCTGAGCGTTGATGACATCCAAAAGCATTTCGGAGGCACGCCCAAGGCTGTTTGCCGCGTCCCTCAGATGCTCCAGCGCTGTTCTTAGCTGGCTTTCCTGCAAGCTAAAATCTTTGTCACCATAACCTTTGTCAGCCCAAATACGACGAAATTGATTGATCATCTTATTTAGACCTGACTTCATGTGTGAGAGCCGTTAACGCTGTAGTGTTACTATGAATTGCGTTGGCTACTTGATCAGCAGCAGCAATTCTTTCATCATAACTTTCAGTAAGTAAATTCTCTAATAATTGAATACGAATATCTTTTTTAGCTTCGCGTTCTTCTGATCTGCCTAACATTATGTACATTAATAATGCACATACTCCCGGTGGTCCCCAAGCCTTGATCAGTTCTAGTAAAATTTCCAAGGCGTTATACCCGTAAAAATACGGCAAGAATGAGCAAAAGTGATCAGTTTTAGAAATTAATCTTCAGTTTTTTCATCTTCTGCAATCTGTGCATCAATGCTTGCACGCATAGATTGTTCTTTGGCGACCATAGCCGCGCGCTCGTCAGCAGTCAGCACCTTGCCTTTAAACAAGATGTTATAAGCATCTAACATAAATGGAGCGCTATCAACTCCAATATCATAAGCCATTTTACCAAGCTTAACCGCTAGCTGCACGTCTGCAAGAATGGTTGCGATATCCATAATTAAACTCCAATACCGTTGTCAGAAATAATCTTTTTAATAACAGCGATAGCAGTTTGCAAACTATTCCAAGCTGCAACAGCGCCAGTATTATTACCTGATGTAATCTGATCCTGAGTTTTATTAAATGCAATATCAACTTGATTATCAGCATTGCGCATTCTAACTAGCAAGTTTCTAGTATGACAAGGATTAGCTACGGTAAATCCAGTACTTTTAGGACAACGCGGCAAAGCTGAATAACCTTTTAAAGTAGCTAGCGCAGTACCATCATAAGAGTTACGAGCGCTATCTAAATTAGACTGCGTTACGACAAAATTATTAGCAACACTGGTAATTGTGCCAAGTGTTCCATTAGTCGCGCAACCAGCAAGACTAATAGCAGTCAAAATAATATAAAGAAGTTTCATATTCATGTCGTCACCTTCGCTGAAGGAACCATATTGGCTAAAGCCGGATCATCAACTTTAATTTGCGGAGTTTTAACTTCTGGAATATTAGCTACAGCATCTAAAACAGCAGCTTTAGTTTCAAGAGTGACAGGAGTATTAGGGTCTTTTAATGCTGTCACAACAGCAGCAGCTTGATTAGAAGTCTTAGCTGACTTACTAGCAAACCAAGCAATAACAGGAGTTAAAATAGGAGCCGCAATAACAACTATAATTTGCCAAGCTGAAGTAGCACCATGAATAACTTGACTTACTCCAGTGTAAATTTCGCCTAAACTATCCATTAATCCTTTATCTTGAGCAGCAGACATCAAACCAATGCCAGTCAACAAACCCAAACCACTATTGATATAATTACGACCTTGCGCCCAAATCTGACCAATCGTTTCGGTAGAGAAATTCATTTCAAAATTCCTTTAAATTATTTTGCAACTTTTAAAGCTTTCCTTGTAACAGGTCCAGCAATTCCATCTGCTGTCAACCACATTTTTTTCTGAAAACGCTGTACCGCCTCTTTAGTCTTAATGCCCACACTACCATCCACAACTAATTTCTCGCCAAGCCTATTCAATTGCACTTGAACCCATTTAACAGAAGTCAATTCTTCCATACTCATTCCAGCAGTATCAGCAATTTGTACCGCTTCTGAAATATTAGGATGACTAATTTCCTGAAACGCTGGAGCTATAAAAGTACTGCCAAAATGATCATGCATATAATCAACTACATCATAAACAAAATTAGCTTTGTTCAAATTCTTACCGGGGCAACTCTGATGGGTAGTACCTTTATCTTCTTTATGAAAATGAATACCGCTTTTGCCTAAATGAAAATCAGCAGGATTGAAACCAGCTTTGTTACAAAGAATGGCTACAGCCGCAATCAAATTGGTCTTAACACCATCGTCAAATGGTTCATTCTCAAATTCTGCTGCTGTCTCAATTCCCCAACTAATCTTATTCCAGCTAGGGGTATGAGTGCCATGAACATTCAAAGCATTTAAAACTAAAATCTTGTCATACCCTACAAATAAGTGTGGGCAACCATTCCAGCCTAAGCCAGAATAATAGCTAACAAGATTTCTTCCCCATTGCTCAGGTGTCCATCCGAGGCGAGAATGCCAACCTTTATATTGAGCTTGTGTAGGAGCAGACGTATTATGAACAACAGGAAATTGCAGACGTTCTTTAATATTAGTGTTTTCTAGCCAAGATTTAATATCAACTTTATCAACATAAGCTTTAAATTCTTCTATGGTAAAAGCTTTGCAAATAACATTCATTATCTAGCCCTTCTTGCGCTAATTCCGCCGTATGCAGTCATCGTACTAACAGTAAAACCAGAAGCAGCGACCAAATGAATAGTAGTTGTCGAAGCTAGGCTAAACCTAACTGGCACAACTTGAACAGCAAACGTGACGCCACCATTAACTTGAGCAGCAGATGCGAACTGATTAAACCTATTTACAGTTATATCTGTAGTGTTAAGCACTAATGATATGCTGCTAGTCACAGATGTTACACTAGTTGTACCAGCAGGAACAGCATACAAAGACGACCTTATATCCCAATCGCCAGCAGTAAGTGAAATAGTCGTAATATCCTTGGCTACGCCAGTTGTAAGCGCCGTTGCAGAGCCAGACGCAACAATACTTTCAACATATTCTCCTATTTCACCAGCGGCAGCATTGCCTGTAGATGGCTCGCCTGAGTAATGTCCGGGCGAAACCGTTGAACCATTAATACTAGTAGCTGTAGCTGCTCCTATTGCTCCTCCAGCGAATAGCGCGGCACCTGTACCGCTTTCATCAGTTAAGGCTGCTCTAAGATTAGCTGACGATGGCGTATTGATCCAAGTACCTACACCAGTACCTACACCAGTAAATACTACTTCAGACTTCCAATTTACACCACTAGCTGTATTACCCCATCCTATGACAATTTCTGTAGTACCAGTAGCATTTAAATTTTGAACAAAATCTTGACTAAAGCCTGACCATGATGGAATAGTTAATCCTATAGATGTAGCTACTACCTGATTAGCAGTAGCTACATTATTAAATTGCATACCGCTAAGAGTACCAGTAGTGCCTACACCAGAGAAAGCAAACGCTGCTCCAGCAGTTCTATTTAAGAATGTATTACCAGACATATAGGCTAGGCTACTAGTCGTAATTAAACCAGTACCAGTAGTACTAGATACTAAATCAAAAGTATTGTCACGTACGCTAGCAGCACTTATACTAAGTGAGCCAACATTTAACATACTGGTAGCAGCAACTCCAGAAAAATGATTGTTAGTTACAGCTAAAGTTTTATTAACAAAAGCTGCATTAAAATCAATACCTATGTCTGAAGCTATAATTTTATTATTAGTTATATCTACAGAACTTAAACGACTTCCAGTAGGCGACGTTATTCTAATAACTTTACTAGTAGAACCTGATAAAGCTGTATCAAGATTGTTGTTTTTAACAATATAATTCGCTGTATTAGTAGTTCCGGGAGCAGATGATAAATAAATACAAGATACAGGATGCGGTGCGGTCGAAGCAATATTAGTGCTACAATCATTGTTGCTAATATTTACAGTACCTGTATATTGAAAGATAGAAGTTATACCACCATAATTATTATATAGTTTATTTCCAATAACAGAAATATTAGTAGAACCGTTTATAGCTATAGCTGCTCTAGGTAATAGATCATCATTAAGCGTTTGACCTACAACTTCATTACCTGAAATTAAAGTATTACTATCATTAGCAGCTAATGTTGTGGTTACACCATCACCAGCCACATAAATGCCTGCTGAATATGGAGTTTGAATATAATTATCTTGAATTAATCCGTCTTTAGCAGGATTTCCATCAGCGTTAAAATCATAGACTAAGATTGGATAAGAATTTGTACCACCTAGCCCATTAGTACAATGAGCTACGGTGTTTAAACTTCCCACACTATAAAGATAATTTTGTTGAAAACTATATTTATAAAAGTTACCAAATATAGCTAAGCCTATACAGAAAGCTCCACCTTCCATATAATTATTACGAACATTAACATTTTCGACACGTCCATTTCCAGCAGAGCCGCTAAACATATTCAGGAAAACGTTTGCATTATTAGTAGAAGTTGCATCTGTCGGAATATCTGCAACAGATGTAACAATATAATTATTTTCAATTGTAACATTAGTTAAATTGAATGTTGAGCCAGCAACAGTAAAGAACACCCAATAAGACGCATTAAATTTACTAAATTTTAAATTTTTGATAACATAATTAGTTCCTGCTGAAACTGCTGCTACAGTTTGAGAAATATTAATAGCACCTAATGACGATAACGTCCAAGAAGTTACACTATCAGAACCTTCCAATGCAAAATTAGTAAGACTAATATTAGATTTATCAGTAAATGCTAAAATTGGATTAGCTGCACCAATGCCTTTAAGAGTAGAGACATTATAGCCTCCACCAGTGATGGTTGTGTTACTAGGACCAACTAATGTAGTTCCTGTTACACAAGAAGCCCCCGGCGGAATGTAAATAGTTTTACCAGCAGACGCAGTTAGCATTGCCTGCAAAGCTACAGCATCATTTGTAACACCATCACAAAGAGCACCAAAAGTAGACGGATAAACATAAGGATTTACAATACTAACAGCAGTACTAGAAATGGTATTACCAGTGCAAAGTAAACCTGTTCCACAAGCAATGCTTCCTGTCATGCCGCCTAAAGCTGTCACGCCAGAAGCAGTAGCAGAATTATCATCAGGAAGAATTTTAATAATATAATTTGAAGTTTTAGTAGGCTGAACTAAACTAATAGGAGCAGCAGTGTAGGAAACGCTTAAAGTTCCTCCTGTTCCTCCTCCACCAGTAGTAGCTACTGGATTAATAGGAGCAACAGAACATAAACCGGGAGTTAATAAAACAGGAGCAGTAATAGCACCAGCAGCACCAGTAATAGTAAATTGAGGTTGTGTAGTACACGTTCCGCCAACAACTGTTAAAGTTTGACTACCAACGGTATACCCCGATCCACCAGCAGCAACAACTGCCGAACCTGCAATACCACCTGTATTATTAGATGCTACTGAAATGGAATTATTAGCGCTAATATTAGCAGTAGATGTAAATCCATTACCATTAACAGCAGCAGTAACGCTAGCACCTGCAACATAATTTCCATTTGTAGTTGCGTTTAAACCTTTTACAAATTGTTCACCACCAGTAGCAGAAACCGTTATAGATTGTGCAGCATTATTTGATAAAATTCCACTAGGCGTATTAGACAACAATAAAACTTTACTCTCATTACCGCCGGGAGCACCAATAGAATTAGGATTGGTCACACCAAAATAAGTAGTAGTTAAATTAGCTGAAGCAACGCCTCCCATGTTATTATTACCAGCAATAGTAAAACCTCTAAAATCTGGTAAATTAAAAGTAGTGGTGCCATTCCCCCTTCCCCAAGGAAAAAATATAGCATTAGTATTAGTAGTGACATTAGCATTAGCAGCTAAAGTTATTGTAGTTGGAGTTTTAGATACAACTGTTGAGAAACCAGCAGCTAAACAGGTAATTTCAACAGACATTCCAATCCAAAAATTTGTAGTATCCGAAAGACCACTTAAGGTAGGACTTCCAGTATTACAAAATACACCTTGGGTAGAAGTGATAGCAGTAAATAATACAGAATAAGTTGATCGCGAAACCTCTTGCCCATATGTAAATGCATACTGATTAGGGGCTGTCATTCCAGCCCAAGGTTTAATAGTACCAACTAAATCACCATCACCAGTTGCAGTTGGTCCTGAACTTCCTCCACTACCAGTTGAACTGGTAACTTGATCCCAAATTACATTATTAAGTCTATCTTTAACAACTTGACGATAAGAACCTGATCCTAAAAGTAATGCTCTACCTGCTGCGTCTAATGTGAGCGGATTAGCATTAGGAATAGTCTCAGCAGCGTCTTGCCAAGTTGTTTTGTGAGTAGTGGTAGACGGAATAAAACTTTCTACAGTTCCCGCCGTTAAAGGCTTCCCGTTCGCATCCAAAAAGGTTGTCTTGGCAGGAGGAAGAATGCTAGCAGTCTGCGCATAGGCAAAATGCATTTGCGCGACCACAAGCACAGACAATAAGAAAGTTTTAAAGATGGAATGGATAACACTTTTCATAATTTTCTTCCTGCTATTTAAATTTCGCAATTACGTTTGGATGCCCACAATTCTAATCGTCATAGCATACTTTTGGTGGAAGTCAGAAAATTATCGTCTATGGGCTAGCTATAAGCTTCGCTCGGTTAAAAACACTCAACTTAGGCGTAGGAGCGACTAACTTAGAAAGATACGATACAATTTCATCTTTCTCAGGTCCAGTAGCAGAAGCCAACCTAGCCAATTCTAAATTCTTAGCATCGCCCATTTTATTAATAACAGGGTTTACAGCATACCTTTTAGCCCAATCGGCAGCTTTATAACCCGCTGCTCCGATGCCGGGTAATCCAGTTGCATATGCGCCAGCACCTTCAGCTAAAAATGGCAATATGCTGGTGCCTTCTAAACCTTTATCAGTTCTTTTTGACACTCTACCAGTAGCCGCAGAACGTTGCGCAGTTTGAGAACCTTCATATAATTTCTTATTGCTATCTGCTATGCGTCTTTCATCATTTAATTTTTTAGACATAGCTTCAACTTCATCTTTACCAAAAACATAACCAAGCTTGTCTTTATTAAATTCAACTTGAGGAATTTCAGTTCCCTTTTGACCAACAGCATTACGCATCCCGCGAATTTGCTTATCAACAGCAACGCGCGCACCTTCTTTAACTGCTGCTAATTCATCAGGAGTAGCTTCTTTTTCTACCCAATGTTTCCAATAACTAGGATCATCCTCTTTAATAGTAGGGCGATTTTTTAAAATTTCTTGGCCCTTTTCAAAAGCATCTTCAACGTGCTTATCATCGCGATACTGTTTTAAAGCTGGTTTATATTGATTGCCAGTACCTTTGTCAATCGTGTCAACAATCTTATTGCGAACATCCATTAAATCATGACCTAAGTTAGCATCCGAACCGCCATTTTTAATTAAGCGTTCTGCTCTAACGCGCAACCTAGATTGAACATCATGCAAATCATCTGTGTAATGTGCCATCTGGTCTCTATCGGCCCATTCACCTCTAATTTCTTTCCTAACCTTTAAAAGTTCAGTTTGTAAAGGGCTTACTGTGGGCATCACAGTCCCTTTCCTAATAGAATTTAAAAGAGGCTTTCCAATTTCTTTATCAATGCCATTTACTAAATCAGTAACATCAACAATAGGAGTTTTAGAGACAACAGGATTAATTAAAGTCTTTCCTGTCTGTCTAGCCTTTTCTTTTAAGCGATCAACAGTAGCTTTTAAATCTATTGGTCCTCCCATTGTATTATCAATGATATTACCAACAGCGTCTTTAGCTGATCCTGTGCGTTTAGCGACAACATCAGATAATAAATTTTGATGCTTGCCAGAAGTAACGGCTAACTCTTGCGTCGTTTGAAGCAACGGCTGTGAAACATCCATAGCCGCTAAACGTGGATTAGAAGTATATTCCTTTAGAAATTGAGGAATTTTATCTTTACCACCAATCGCATCTACAAATTCAGTCATAGCTTTATTAACAGGTCTAGCAGCATTTGCTACTTTACCAAGGGGAGCTACGGGAAGTGCTAACCCAAGCACATCGCTAATATTTTCGCCAATACGTTCACTACCAGATAATTTAGTTGCAGGCTTAGTAACTATTTCTTTGTAAGGTCCAGATGCTAATGATAAGCCATACTGAAGTGCACCCAAACCCATCTTTCCAACACCAGTAGCAGGACGATTGGAAGCAACATCTTCAGCACCGCTTTTAAACGTCTCAATACCGACTCTGCTATCTTTTTGAATTGCCCTGCCAACATCACCGGGTAATTCTGAGCCAGCTTCAGCTAAGTCACTAGGAAGCTTGCTAGGATCAGCATAACGCCTTGGGTTTTCCCCTCCCGGTTGTGAAGGCTGAGCATTAATTTCAGCCGATTGTTCTGCTGTAGCTCCAGAAATAGGAGGTTTGGGCGTAGTATCAATATTTACACGCTTTACATCAGCAGGAATTGCAGCAGCAGGAGTAGCTGATAAATAAGATTTTAAATAATCATCACCAGTCATAGGGGTATCAGTACCTTTTGGAGTAGGTACTTTACCTCCTAAATAACTTTCTAATAATTGATCAGCGTCCATTATTTTAATGCCTGAATAGATTTTGTTTCATGAGCAATTTGAATGGAACTTTTAAATACTCTTAATTCTTCTGGCGACATGCCTTCAATTAGTTTCTTAAGTTTTTCTTTTGGTATCATATCAACCCCATACGCTCTAGGGTCTTGTTCGTTATTAAAGCGTACAGAAAACTTTTGATACTCGCTATCAGGTAAGCCAGATTTTTCAAATGCTACAATTTCAGCCTGTTGCATACGACGCAAAGACAATGCTGATTTAGCAACATCCACGGCAGCAGCATTAGAAATACCCACACTAGGGTTTCCAGCAAACGCAGCAGCCAGTTTGTCATTAGTACCACTATTGCCAGTTTGATTAACAAAATCTGTTAGATACTTTTTGGCCTTATCGTAATCAGCAACAGTACCATTGAAATCGCTTTCTTTGATACCGGGAACCATAGATATCGCGAAAGACTTAAGATGATTAATTGTCTCAGTTCCGGGACCAGTTCCTTTAGGTCCAAGCTTTTCAAGTGCTGGGATAGCTTGCTGCAATGGGAAGATTTCACGCTGAAAACTACCAGCCTTTTGCCTAGCATTAACCGCCGCGACCGCGCCACCTTGCGCGCCTGTCTCCATAGCGCCTCCCGTGCCCGGAGGTAGGCTTGTCGTAACGCCACCGGGTCTAGCCGCGCTAAACCTATCAGCGAATGTGGGGGCTTCTGCGGTCGCTCCAACTACCGTTCCGCCAAAGTTAGCGCTTGGCCCTTTGATCGCAGGATTTGTGACCGGACCCGGTTGAGTTGGGGGAATAGGAGCATTTCTAAATTGACCGGGTATCCCGCCTTGCACTGGTAAAGCACCGGGCGGAACTTGCGCAGGTTGTGGACCAATTAAGCGCTTAGAACCAAAGTTAGGTGAACCTCTATCAGTATTAACTTCTTCAGTCCCAACAGGTAATTGCTGCTGAATTGGCGCGGAAATAGGTCTAACGCCAAACCCCGGTTTAACACTGGTAACAGCAGGGGTCACAGTTTGACCGTTACCAATATCTTGACGTTGACCAAGATGATAACCAACAGCGGCAGAATGCTCGCCAATAGCTGTTACAGCTTGATTATAAAATTCTTGCGGAGTAGCGGCATTATCAATTCGTTCATTCCACGATTGAATAGCTTGAGGAGGTAAATTAAAAGCTTTAGCTACATTTTCTCCAACAGCTTTATATTGTTCTTTAGAAGCATTAGGACCAAGACTAGTAACAGCAGTACCCAAAGCAGTTAAAGCTTTGTTAGCCAATTCAACTTTTTGATTGTCAATGGTTAAAGCTCCGCTTTGAATTTGCTGAGCCTGCTGTTGAACAGCGCCAATCTTACCTGCCATTTCTAAAGGAGAAACAGGTAAAGGTTGATTATAACTTGAGGTATCAGCTTCTAAACCTGCCACAATAAATATCCTTAACTAAATGGAGTAGGACCATTAGGACCACCAGTAGTAATTGGACCTGATGGCGAACCGCCGTAAATACCTTTATAAGTCAAATATCCGCCAATACCGCTAGTAGTATTCGCTATAGACGTTCCAATTTTATTATCAGCAGCAGCTTCAGCGTTACCTGCTCCTATTGTGGCTACACCAGAATTATAAGCAGCTTTTTCACCTAATGCTCCAGTTTGAGCAGCAGCATTTTCACCAGTATCAACCAAACCTTTGAGACGACTATAAGCGTTAGTCCTGTTGGTATTTTCCATATTAAAAGCAGTTTGATAAGTATCGGTAGCAAGTCCTTTAGCAAACGCAGCAGCACCTTTTAAAGCTGCTCCTGATGTTGCCAATCCTCTAGCAGCAGAAGAATTAGTTACTGCTTTTTGACCTTGAGTAGAAGCAAACTTATAATAATCACTATTTTCTAATTGATTTGGATCAATAGAAATATCAGAAGTTAAGTGTGGTAATTGAGTTGTTAATTGATCACTAGCAACTTTACCAATTTGTCGATATGGGTCTAAGTCTGCTCTAGTCTGTTGATATTGCCCTTGCTGAAGTGCAATAGCTTTATCAGCAGCAGCAGATTGTGCATCAGCAGCCTTACTAGCAGCATATGATTGACTAATGCCGCCAATAACAGCACTACCAATAACAGCAGTCGCAACCCATGCCATTAGTTAAATCCTAATTCTAGCTGGTTAGCGTTACAAAATTCTAACCATTCTTGTTCACTCTTAGCAATAAAATGATGCTCAATTTCATCAACATCAGTTTCATCAGTACCGTGAATAGTTGTCCAAATACAATCAGTCAGAGTGTGGGCAGCACGTTTAGTACCGGGAGGCGATACGACTGTGAAAGGAGCGCTAACTTCCCTCATGCCTTCTTCAGTCGTCACTATCATAGTTCCTTGAGACAGAATATTTAAATTTTCAAATTTGTGAATTTCCCCAACCAAAGTAACTCCTGCCGGAATATGAAGCTCTCTAGCGTAAACCCCTTTAGAAAAATGATGAATAACTTTTAATTCTACTTGAGGTAACTGCTTCATTGCTGCTTCAAGAGAAAAAACTTTATCTCTAGTGTTACCCACACTAAGCTCATTCATACCTTAAGCTCCCAAAAATTGAACTGTGGTCGCGCCAACCCAAGTAATTGTATCGCCAACAGCAATTGGAATTATTCTTTCACCTGTTAAGACAATGTTGGTAGTACCTCTAGTTAATGTTATAACAGGAGCACCACCAGTAAAAATAACAATGCCAGCTACGTTAGCTGTAAATGGGCTTCCTGTACTAACATCTTGTACCGCAGGAGCAGCTTGAACTAACTGTTGAAAAAATGTATTCCAAGGAGGAACGATCCTACCAGTTTTAGGGTCTACCAAAGGAGCCAACATATTTGGAAGAAATGTTGAACTCATTTGGAAGCCTTTTTATATTCAATAAAGGCACCATTTAACGCAGTATTGTTAGTAGTAGACCAGCTTAATTTAAACACTCTATCTCTAGCTTGTCCTAGTCTATTCCAAGAAATAACTTTTAAATATTCACCAATTTTTCCCATAGAGTTCATAACAGGATTGCCGTAAGTTTTACCCTTATCATCCGACCAACTTAAGCTAGCCATAGGATCGCTAGCATCATCAATCGTTCCCGGTTGCATATCAGCATCAAAGGAATTATAAGTAACCTTGTCGTTATTTTCCATACTATGCGGAAACGTTCTAACTCTAATAACTGGTCCTGTGGGAGTAGCAGGAGTATAATCAGTCATAGTATTAATATCTAATTTTAAAAGTCCGCCATTTTCCCAATCGCCAACTAAATTAGTATTGTAAACAAACATACAACAGTTAGCACGCGGTCTTAAAAGATTACCATTTGCATCAGCCCAATTCCATTCGTTCCACTGCTCAGTTTTTAAATCATATAGCCAACCTTTATTAGCTGTAGCAAAAACTAAAGCATAAAAAGCATGGTCATCAACTTGAAAGCAAAATCCAACAGCATCAGCTAATGTTTCATAGCTTTTAAATTCATGCACAATGCGAGGAGTAGAAATTTCATTTAATTCATATCCACCACCGCGAACAACAATTCCGTTACCCTGTTTATCCTGCATAATAAAAAATACTAAAACGTCCATAGTAGCTATCGAATATTGAGCAGCGCAGCCATGATCAATAAACGCGCCTTGCTGACGTTGAAAATAAAAATCTGCTGCTCCAGTACCAATCCAAACTTCTGAAGTTAAATCGCCAATTAGCCAAAGCTCCCCATGCAGAGCGACTATGCCCACAATAGGATCATTGAAACCAGACTTAGCGGCAATATCTAACGGATCAAACGCTCCAACAGTTGTTAATAAAACGTAGTCAACATTAGAGCCTGAGATAAAGAATTGATTTGTAGCAGCACGATTAAATACAAAAAATGTATCAAGCAACGCCACATAATCAGCAGGATAAAAATTAGGATCGATTATGATGCCTAATGCATTAGTAGCTAAGTCAATAACGTATCCGTTTAAGCCATCAACTAAAACAGCTACAATGCCATTATCTGAAAAAATAACTTGGCTTTGCCTGTCTGCGATAGCTCCAATGAAAATCAAGACATGAGCAGAAGTTAAAAAGTAAACGTTCTGCCCGACAACATAAAATGCAGTACCTAAACTAGTTCTATAGGTTGCTCTAGCTTTCTTTAAAAATGCAGGATCAGCAAATAATGTTGTCCCCGGTGTAGGATAATAAGTTACCGGAACTGGTGCTTGAGGATCGCCTTTATTAATTTCAGCATATAGGTTGATACATTCTTGCCCTGAAGAAATTAAGTTTTTACCAGCATATGCAGAGCTAATTAAAGGTACTCTCATTGGTAAACATCAGGGGCATAGATATTAAACCCTGTCCTATTAAATCCGGGAATAACCAACGTAGGCACCTGAGCGTTAGCGTTCTTAACTGCATTCAAACCAATTTTAGCTAATGCTCCTTGAACTGGATTAGCAGGATATTGATACATGGCAGTCAATCGCACGCACAGATTATAATGAATTGGTTCTTCATAAAAATCTGGTAGATTAAGTTCTGTATCTAAAGTTGAAGTTGTTCCTGTAACAGTATAAGTAAAGCCTGAACCTGTACCGCCAACGCTGGCAGGAGCGACTGAAAGAACATCATTGATATTATAACCTGTGCCCGGATCAAATAACGTCACAATAGCAATAGCACCAGCAGTAACAGTAATGTCTGCTGTAGCTCCAGTACCAGAACCACCAGTTAAAGGAACTGCTGCATAAGCTCCAACTGTGTAAAGCGAACCTGCGGTAGTAATTACACCAGCGCTGATATTAGTCGCTTGCTTAATGGGAAGCTTAACAACCAAATCAATTTCAAACTGATTTGATGGAATAGGCCAAATATAAACATTTCCGAAAGGAAACGCTCCATCATAAAAGAAGTATTGTGGGAATGAATTTAAATCTTTTAAAGCTAGCTTAGCATAATCCTCATAGCTCCAAATAGGACGCAGAGGATAGCTAACAATCAAGCCGCCGGTATTTAATTGCCTAGCATAAGCAGCTAGAATTTTATCTGGACGAATTGCGTTATAGAATTTACCGGGGCCAATTTGATTAGAAATTGACGCATTGCTAACTGCGCTAACCTTAGTTAGACCGGGAACTAACCAGCGCTTAACTTGCCATAAGGCAAGCATTCGGCTTAATAGAGTAAAGCCATCATTAATATCTTCTGGTAAAGGTGTTTGACCTAAACCAGTAACGCCAGTTTCTTTTAATGCTAAAGTAACAATATCGCGCATTGTAGTCATAATTTATCCTTTTCAATGCGCGATATTGATATTAATTAGGCTTGGTCCAACCCGGTTCGCCAGCAGCAGGCTTAGCAGCGGGTTTATCTTCATGCTTAGGTGCATTCTTCATAGCTTCAGCTTCTTCTTCCTTGCTATGAACAAGCTTGCCAGTACCAGCAGCACTAGCGTCAACGTTG